AGTAACAGTATTATTTGCTAATTTTGCACCTGTAATTGTAGCGTCAGTTATCTTTGTTGCAGTAACAGCTCCATCAGCTAACTTTGCAGTAGTAACAGCTAAAGCTTGTATTGCTGCTGTTGCCACTTGGTTCGTTCCTAACGTCCCAACCTTTGCAGCAGGAATTGAAGCTGAATCAATTAATGCAACTCCAGCTTCTATTAAATCTTTTACCGTTACTTTTTTTGTTTCCGATGCACTTAAATCGGCAATAGGAAGCGGATCTGTCGCCTGAACACTTGCTTCCGCTAACGAAGGCAGATTACTAATCTCAAGATCTGGCATTGACCCGTAACTAAACCAATACGATTATCTTACTTTCTATTTGGGT